TAGTGGCGAGTTGCTTCTCTGCTGCCGACCATGCTGCCGACCTTGCTGCCGACCTTGCTGCCGACTCTGCTGCCGACCATGCTGCCGACTCTGCTGCCGACCATGCTGCCGACCATGCTGCCTCAGCGTCTTCGGCTACGGATTCGAGGGCAGCTTGAATGGATGGCGTTTTGGCGAAGCTGGTAATCTCAGGGAAGCTAGCTAGGTAGTCAGCCTGCCTGGTGAGACCGGCGAGACGAAGCCATGCGGGAAGCTGGACACGTACATACCAATCCGCTGCCATGGTTGCTCGTTTAGCCTCAAGCTTCTTGTCACGTGTATTGATTAGTAATGGGATCAGCGGCTTGAGTAGCCTGTCCCGATCCGCATCCGTAGGCAGTCCGTCATTCCACGAGACCATAAACGCCGTGATGACAGGACACGCACACGCCGGGTGGTCGCTCCATTCTTCCCCGGCCACATAAGCAACTGCTTCCATTACGCAGAAAGTAGAATCAGGGTTGTGCTTACCGCTCTTGAGTGACCATTTCTCGAACCTCTTCCAACGCTCCTCGATAAGTTGTACCGTCATGCTCGTTTCCTCTCTTGCGCAACTTTTTGCATACCACTGGCCTTTTTCGGTTCGCTAACTGGTTCCTTTTCAGCGGTCACAATCTGCTCTGCGGTGACTTTGGATAGATACGGTAGACGTTGACTGAACTCGAACCACAGGCGATGCTGCCGCACGATGGTACGCAATGCCTTGCTAGCATTCGGAAGCATTCCCGGCTCGGGGCGCTCGGACATGGCCATGGTCAGGATGTGCTGCCATTCAAGATGGTCGAAGCAACCCGTTACGCGCGTTTTCTCGTGGCCCATCGTTACCACTCCGTACCATTTACATTCTCAGCAACCTGTAGTAAATCGGGGCCACCTAGGGGGAATCCGGCCATGACTCTGCCCCGCATTAAGTTGCTGGTTTCGCGCTTCTGCATTCCCACCAAGATTCCGTGGAAGTACCTGCGGGGCGCTTCCATCATTTCGCTAGAGTCATACGAGCTTGTCTCGCTCGCCCGCGCAGAGAAGGCACGGAAAAAGATCATCGACTTGCTAAGCGAATGGATGGAGGAAATGACGGCGGCTGCGGTCGCTCGGGAGTTTATCGAAGAGGCGAGATTACGCATCGACAGCAACCCCGCGCAGAAATGTTTCGAGTTTGTAGAGGGTGCGTGGCCCTGCCGCGCCAAGCCAGACCGCCATGTAGAAGGTGCGGCATACCGTAGGGCGGCCGCCGACTGAGGAATTGATTTTGTCTGTTAGTTCATTCCACGAAAGGTTCTCACGGATTCGGTAATCCGCGATGGCCCTAAGGGTTTCAGCTACTTTGCGTTTGGACTTGCGCACCGGGAACGGCTCCCCGGTGCTTCGGGTAGGGCGAAACTAAGGTAAAGGTAACATATGCTATACATTATGAGACCCGAAGCACCCAAGCGCAATATGCACCTAGCCTAATTTCCTGTCAAGTGTTTTCTGAATCTATTTGAAAACAATGTAACAAGCGTTTACCGTAGGACTTACAGGAGATAACTTAGAGGAGTCACCGTATTTCCACAGGCGGGGTTACTTCGCTTCCGTGCGGAAATCTTCGCCTTCGGCGGAATCCGCGACCGAGCAGACATCCACTAGGTAGAGCTTGCTATCCGCGCTGCTACGGACAAGGATCATAGGTCGAGACGCGCTGCAGTTAGCTGCAATCCTTGATGCAGGAGCAGGCTTTCGGGCGGCAGTAGGTCTTGCACTTCCCAGTGCGAGCAACAGGCTTGCCAGGATGAGCGCATTGCGTAGCCGCTTCGCATTCACAGTCATGGATAGCCGCCTTTCCGGTTTTGGAGAAGTTATCGCAGGATGCGGGTTGCTCTTTGCCTTGGTAATCGCGGTACTTCCCATCCTCGCAGGGCTTGTCTGAGCCCCAGCAGGGCGGGTTGCTATCGTCCTGGGCCGCATGGTAGGCGGGGGCGAGCATCCCGAGGCAGCAAAGCGCGACGAATAGGTAGAGTGTTTTCATTGGACCTCAACGAGTTGATAGACCTTTGACCGCCTGCCATTGCGATGGCCCCAACCCTGGATCAGCTTCCCGGTGTTCACTAGGTGCGTAAGCCGGGTATCTGCGGATGAGTATGTGAGATGGTACCGCTCCATGTAGTCCCTGATTGAAAACCCGTGCCCTTGTTCATAGCCAGCGGCCTTATTGAGCTTGTCCATCTGTTCCCACAGATCATCGGGCGGGGCCGGTCTTACAGGTGGACGACGCGCTGTGGCGGGAGGTCGTAAATTTTTTTGTGCAATACGCAGGGATCTTCTCCTTTCGCCTTGAGCGAGCCGTCTACGGTGAAACGCACGGCTCCAAGGTCTGGAATCATTCGATAGCGCGAGTTCTTACGCATATACGAAGTTTGCAGTTGCCACGCGGGAAGGATTACCGCGTGCTTGCTGACGTGCTCGACGTGGACGAAGTAATGAGCGTGCGCCCTCACGATCACGTCGGCCTTTGGCGCCTTGCCAGTCTTCCCGGCGATAGCCGACCATAGCGCCTCGCGGTCTATAGCCACGGCGCGATAAAGGCCGCCTGAAACGCTGATGCCGTGAGAGAAATCGAATACCACTCCCTCAACATCGAGGTCCATGACTTCTTTGGCATACGTTCCGACTCCCAGACCTTCGTACGTGATCGCTTTAAGCGCCTGCCCAACGTTATCGACGCTGCGCCCCAACTCATCATCGTGATAAGGTGTGCCTTTGACGAAGTAGACTTTCTTGGGCTTGGTAGCTTCGATTAGCGGGGCAAGGATTTGAATGGAGGCCTGCTCCTGATCGATTACGAGCGGCAGGCACAACTCAGAGGCGCGGCTCTTGGGCTGCTTCCCTTCTACGACATCGCCCACAACCACGATAGCGTCTACCGGCCCGACCCACTTACACATGTCGGTCCAGCAATCCCAGAGGTACTTCTGCCCTACGTTTTGACCGATTGGCTGGCCGTTTGAGCCTGAGAAGTTTGGCGGGAGCATCCCATAGATCGATCCCGGATGGATGTCTGAAACGGTAAGGATGCGCTTCATTTGGTGTAACGTTTCACGAGTTCACCCTTGAGGTAGACACAGAGATCCAGAGCTTCCTCATACGCATTTTGCAGCCAGTCTCTTCCATCGTCGGGCAGAAGCTCCTGTTTATAGTTGGCCCATCCCATCGCATTGCGTTTATCGAAGTCCTCTTTGACGAGATCGAAAAGGGTTTTCATTAGTGGATCGTCTCAAATTGGCCTGTTATGGGATTGCGCGGTGGAATAAATTGTCGCCTATTCCTAGCCTGTTCTTTCTTTGTCGCCCATCGGCAGTTCTCAGGAGAATACGGACCATCATTGTCAATGCGGTCGATGGAATGCTGCGGCGATGGCTTGCGGCCCATATCTCCGAGAAAGCTCTCGAACACATGCCAGCGCTCACACACGCGAATACCACGGCCGCCATACCAGAGAAACGACGGATTACGAGGATTCTCGCAGCGCTGGAGCATTTGGCTCCACGAGCGATATTCGGACCACCATTGTCCAGGTCGCGTAGCGCCATGCCTCGTACGGGCCGCTGAAATGCGGGCACGCGATTCATCTGTGTGATAGTGACTACCTTTGAGAGGCCCCTTCTTGCTCATTAGTGGATAACCTGTAGGTCTTTATCGAGAGTTTGAGCGATTAAATCCCTTACTATTTTGGGCAATATTATACATCCACGACTTGAGCATCCAGGATTGGTTGTACTGTCTCCATGAATAAGAAAGCCGGATCTGCCGTACATGGTGTTCTTGACATCCGGAGTTAGCGGCAAGCACTCGGGGCCATGCTCCGGGGAGTCGAACGGCATACCTATGGTATAGAAGCCGGTTGGGATTGGGCCAACATTAGGGACATTCTCCATCTTGGGGTTGTTCATGCCGGCGCCGTTTCCCGAGTAGCCTTTGGATACGAGGTTCAGTTTGATGGGAACGACATTGAAGATGCGAAACAACTCGCCCCAGCCTGAGCTATAGACCCACATCTCACTTCCCTCCCATGACGTGCGCCAAAAACAGCGCCCCAAAAACGAGAATCAGGAATGCGCAGAACGCGATTCCGCCGCGCCAAAAGTTAATCTGTGAACTATGCTGATCCTGTATCTCTTCGAGTTCCGTAATCTTCCCTTTACGCCCGTCCCCGCCAAACAGTTCCGTGTCCATGCGGTTGACGGTCGTATGAACTTCGACCAGTAAGTCGCGGTCTGATTTAGGTTCGTTCATTTGTGGGCCTTGGGTTTGGTTTTCTTCTCAACCGCTTTGAACCACGCATTGCATCGTCGCAAAGCTTTATCGAGCGAAGCATCTCTAGCCAACTGAAGCCGCCACTCTGCTCCGCCTTCGTACTTGCCCCAGACATCCAAGCGCCAGTCACCCTCAATCGGGTCTTTCTTGACATCGCATCCGTAGTTTTTCAGTCCTTCGAGCGGAGGGTTTTGGGCCGAGACGGGAACGGCGATGAGGAGCAGGACCGCGAGCCACTTCACTGGCACAAGGCACTAAGCGTCCAAGAGCCGTCTGGATTCTGCGTAATCGTTAATTCTCCACAGGTGAACCCAGCAGTGGAGCTTTTGGGCCTTGATGCGCATAGACGTTATAGCCAGCAACTGTGCCCGTCTCTGTCCATGTAAGCGTTGCCGTGTGCGTTCCCGTAGGTGGGACCGTCGCCACCACGGAGTTACTCGGGACCGATTCCAAACCGAACGAATCGACGGCCGTAACGATGTACTGACATTGCGTGGCATCAACGCAAGCGCTGTCCACGTAAGTCTGAACGGTTACGAGTGAGGCGTTTAGTTTGACGTAGCCGGTTGGAATCTGGGCGTGTGCGTTGACAGTCGCCAAGAACCCAAATAAAAGGGCCACCAGTGCCGCGACAAAGTATTTGCGCAAGTTCGGCTGCTTTGCTGAGTCCATCGTCTGCCTCCGTAAATCGTCGAGATTTAGCCACACATTCTCACCACGCTCCGCAATGGGGAGGGAGCATCAGTGTGCGAATGTGAGCACTTCAATTAGGTCGCCGCTTGCAATTGCTGCTGCACTCGCCGTGCACGTGGTCGTCGGTGTTCCTGATACCGTTGGTGTAATAGTGTCTGCTGGAGTTGTCTTATCTGCGAACCAGCAGTTCCATTCGTTGGGAGCAGCTACCGAACTTGGGGTCAGTGTAATTGTGGCCGCTCCGCTCGTTCCGGTGCATTTGAACGAACTATTCATCTGCCCACCGAGGGCACTGCTGTTGGTGGCGCACGCGCCAGTTCCCGCAATCGTCATCAGGCCAGGGCCACTCGATACGAATGACCCCTCACCAACTAGCCGATCAACAACAACGCCGACGCCGCTCAAATACCAAACAGCAAGCGGCGATGTACAGGACACCGTACCACCAGGGTCTGAAATTAGAATAGTTCCCGCGCAAATCGGAGACGTTAAGAGAGCCTGAACGTTAGTGTTTATCTTTAGAATTCCGTTTGTAATTGAGCGAGTAAAATTAAGCGCCGGACCAAGGGTATTATTGAGGGGGTTTATCTTGCCATCGACCTTCCAGTAGGTCGCATTCCCGGAAATGTTGAAATATGTGTTGTTCGAGGCAGCGTTGCTGTCCACCTGCAAGTTGAAGGTGGCATTCTGAATGGAGCCAGTAGCAGAAGCAGTATCCTGAACTAGAACCGCGTTCGTGGCGACCGTTTCATTGGCATAGCCATAAAATGACGGTCCCTGGATGATGCCAGAACCCTCATCCAGATATAGCAAGGAATTATTAGGGGCAGTAGAAGTGGTGGATTGGCTGGAGAGTATGGTTCTAGACCCGGTAAAAATGCCGATGCTCTGAGAGGCTGAACCTGCGAATGACACGTAGGGGCTTGTGAGCCCGGCGGTGTTTGCGTAAGAAAGTGTGACGGGAACTCCCGTGGCGGCGTACTCAAAATAAGCCGTGTCGATGGATGAGAACTGTTCTCCCCGGTAGTTGTAATAAATCCAGGGACTGTATCCCACCACAAAGCAATCCACCAACTTGTTTTGGATTCCGTTTGAGCCGGATGTACGCCCATGCAGGAAACAGGCTGTCGGAGCATTGGCGGTTGATGTTCCGCATTTGAAAACGATATTCTCAAACTCAAGATTGATACTTCCAGATATATCGACTCCTGCCGTCCCAGCGCCAGGGGCATAGTTGAACGTCAATACCGTACCAGTTTGGGAAGAATCTCCCGGACTACTGGCAAAGGCCGATGCGCCTTCAAACGTGCAGCCCGTCATGTTTGTGAGGTTCCAGCCGGGAGAGGTAAACGCATAAGTTCCGGGAGGGATAATTACCCTGCCATTGCTAGTCCCGCCCGGTCCGCCGCAAGCCGCCAGCGTAGCCGCAATTATTCCTGCTCCAGTTTTCGGGTACGTCACCCCATCCACGAAGATGATGGAGTTGAGGGAGGGTACTGGTCCATTGGCTAATGATGTTCCGATCCACGTGTTGATTGTCCCGTCGAAAGTAAAGCTGCAGATGGTCGTTGCGTTTGCACCCACGTTGACCGTGCAGGCACTGGTTATGCTAATAGTTGGCCCGCCGAATGGAGCCGTCCAGGATGAAAAAGTTACCGAGAAGCCTCCTGTAGCATTTTCCACAAACTCCACAATGACATTTCCCTGTGCAGGAGTCGGGACGCCGACGAATTGGAATGTTGTGACATTCTGCGTGAGTGTTACCTTGAAATTCTTCCAACCGTTTCCGTCTATGGGAGCCTGTACCGTTCCATTAATGCTCGTAGACAGCACGAGTTGCCCAAAGCACGGCGCGGCAAAGAACAGGAGCAATGGGAGTAGGGTGAACCTTCTCATGTGAGTGGCCCTCTGGGTATCACTGTGGAGTTATGGTGTTTCGCGTAACAAAGGCGCTGGGCGAACGAAAAGGGAATAGGTCATACCTGGGGGCCTACACCACATCTAGTGGCTTCCATTCCCCACGCATCGGCTCATACTTTGGAGTAAGGTAAAACCATGAGACGCCTTCTGTTCCTGCTATCGTCGCTCTTGGTGCTCTGCCAGTTGACCCACGCTCAGAAGAAACAATCCGTTCAAATCGTGTATAGGCAGGCTAATCAATCCCAAGGTATCTATTCCGTCCCTGGGTATTCACAGACGAATTGCAATGGTGTTGGTTCCTGCAATCAAACGTACAATCCAGCGCATTCAGGAACCTACAACGTAAATGGCGCAACATTCTCCCTGCTCTTGCCAGACGGTCGGTTGGTTGTGGTCACCTGTTCGGCGAAATTGAACTGGTCAAATTTCAATGGTGTCTACCGGAGTTGCCGCCAACCACTTACCGATACAGTAGATGCCGACTTTAATGGTGAAAACGCAAAACTCGAATGGTCGATCTCGCTAGACGGCAAGAAAAAACAGAGCGAGACATACAAAATCATCGGAGTCCTCGCGAAAAATCCGTCATGAAATACTTGCTACCATTCGTTTTGCTTACTTCTCTGCTCTGCCCTGTGGTGAGAGGCCAGGGGCCTGCCGTGTCGGGGAATGAAACAAAAGTCCGCGCCGTATTGTCTAATTTGAATCAGATTTATCCGCACGATTGGCGCTTTGTGATTCTGGAAGAAAAAGCATGGAACTCAGTGCATAACAAGAGTACCGAAATCGCTTTCACTGTTAGAGCGCTCCGAACGACTTATATACGGGAATCCTTTCTCACGACTTCCACTATCCCAGAGTTGCGTCATGTGATGCTTCACGAGGCGGGCCACATCGCGTGTGCCTGCGAAAATGAGCACACCGCAGAATTGTTCGCGCAACTCCGTCAGTAACAAAACCATCTCATCAGTTTTCAGTGTATTCAAATGTAAATGTGCCCGCGCCTGGGAAGTTGCCGCACCCAACTGCATTGGTGCTCTCGCGAATATCGAAAGTGTGCCCGGTAGGAATGGTCGTCGGCCCCACGGCCTGATTATATTGCGCCGTACTAGCCGCTGTCGTTATCGCGCTGCCAGAAACCGCTCCACCGGCCGTCTCATCGAACAATTCAAACACGGCATAAGTAGAACAGCCAGAAGGTGCAACGCCAGATATAGCTAGGCGAACCGCTGCAACGGAAATGGAGCCGCTAGTGGTGTGGAATAGCGCAATGATACTGTTGGGTAAATTACTCAGACTACAACTACCTATGCAAAAAAAGCCCGTCCCGAACATCTGGGGCACATTCGAGATTGTCACGCCGCCAATGGTGGGAGTTGTGAGTCCGGGCGATGTTAGGTTGCAACCCGTCGTTCCTGAAGCGCATAGCGTTCCGCTGCCGCTATTGCTGAGAGACGTAATTTGCTGACCGTTAATTTTGAACACATTCCCGCTGCCGCCAGTGTCGAAGGTCTTATTCGTGAAAGCATCTGGCGAGTTGCGCCCCACGACCGTATCGACTGTGCCGCCGTTGTTGCTCATGGCCCAGCGATGAGCGGAGTTATCGGCATAGAGCAGATCGCTCGCCGCTACTCCGCTCGGCGCCGTGACTTCGGGGAACAGCATTGACCCGCCAGCCCAAGAGAAGAGATCATTCGTATTTTTTGAGAAGCAAAGGTTCGCGTTATTTGCGTTGTTCCTGAAGCAGAACGAGTCGCCCGATGCGAGTCTCAAGATGCCCGAGGTTGCCGGATTTGGGGATGCGGAGATGAAGGGAGATGAAGAGGATCCAGAACTACCGCCGCCGAAGCCTGGCACGTTATCTACGGTGTAGAGCGTGTCTCCGCTCGCGCAAGCCGCTCCATCGTTCTGCACGCAAAGTTGGAATTTATAGAATTGATTCAAGAGCCATACTTGCGGCAATCGTCCCGAAGAGTCGGCGGGGATCGGATTCGGATTGAGTATGATTCCGGTTGAGTCCGTGTACGTGCTGGCCTGAGTCGATGTTCCGGCGTTGAACACATAGAGCACTGCGTTTGGCTGAATTGTCCCGGTATTCGAGAGTGGCTGCAGGCGAAGCTGGGGCATGAGTTGAACTGATTGCGCTTGAAGTGGTACGATGGCACACAAGGCTATGAGCACCGCCGTTGGAATTATCGCCTTCGTGATCCTGAGTAGCATTCTCGCTCCTAGAAAAGTTTCCCCATCTCGCGTAAGGTTCCTGCGCCAAGTGCCCCACTCGCGCCCGCCACAATCGCTCGCCTTGTCGGATAGGACAGCCCTTGCCATGCCTTCGCCGCCCCTGAAGGCGCGCTCTTTGACATCGCCGCGGCGGAAGCCTCTTGCGTTGCCTCCATCGCCCGAGTAAGCCCCGCATACGATTTGAGCGCGTGATCTAACTGCGGAACTGCGTCAACCAGGTCGCCACGAGTCGCGCTGTAAACAATGTCCCGCACGGGCAAGTCGTGATACATCTTCGGCGTGTCGTGCCAGAGAGCCTGTAGTAGTTGTCGCCCTTCGCTCGGAGTGGCTTTTCTCCAATCGGCAATGTCCAATTCCTTCGCCGTCCTACTGACAACCTTGAGCACCTGATTCTGCGCATCGGGGCTAGGCAGATTGTCGATGGCCTTGTAGAGAGACTTCCCCGCGTCGTAGGTCACTTTGTTTTTAGTGGCCGTGTCTGCGATGGCTGACACTTCGGATCCGGCAGACTGCCAAGCTGGGGCAATCCTTTGCGCCTGCTGAAAGGGCGTCATCTTTGCTAATTCGTTCGGCTGAATGCCAGCGCGTTCCACTACGGCGCGGCCCGGATTGACGAATGCTTCCTCCGGTCCTTTAGCTCCCATCGGTAGGCTGATCTCGTTTTTCCCCACGCCCAGAGCTTCATTTGCGGCTTGCCAACTTTCCGCCCCTGCTTTCGGCCCAAGCAAGCCGAGCCAATCTGCGAGCTTCCCCACACCCTTCATCAATGCGCTGGTCCCGCCATAGACCAAGGCATTCTTCGCTGTTTCTCCTGCCGTTGGTTGCTGTCCAAGTAATCGCTCTGCTTGAGTCCCAGCGGCAGCCCCGGCCGCTGCACCGATTGGCCCTCCCACTTCTCCGACAGTCGCCCCAATCGGCGGAAGGGCACCCGCGATTATCTGCTTGGTGGCCTCTGGATCAATTTTGGAATAGCGCTTATAGAGCGATTCACCGGGACGCAGAGGGGCATTGTTTATCGGCTGTGCGCCAGCAGCGTTTAGCGGCTCGGCATTACCAAAGCCTTGTAAGGGCTCTGCTGTTCCGAACGCATCATTTGGCATTGTAGGGTCGGAAGTTCTTGCCGTCCGTTATGCCCATGCGCCCGTCTGAGTGGGTCGTCCAACTCCATCCTTGTGGGAGCGTAACGTCTTTCGGATACTGTCCTTCCGCTGCACCGGCCTTCGGCTCAAGCCCCTTCATCTCCACCGGCTTGAACTTTGCCCCGAAGGTCTGGTTGATCGTGTCGAGCGTGTTCTCGTACTTCGCCCGATTCCCTCTCGCCATGAGGTCTTGCATCTCGGACATATCATCGAGCACGGAATCGGGAATAGACTTGCCGGTAAGAGCTTTGCCGAGATGCCCCTGCATTCGCTGCCAGAGCGAGCCGCCGCCATAGTTTTGAATCTCGGCCATATTGATGCGCTTCACGCCCTGCGAAGTGGTGATCTGCAGTGCGCCCTCTTGCGGGATCAACTGATAGGCGACGACGTTCCCCTTCTTCGCGTCGTCCATCATGGCCTTCAACCGATCGGTTACGGACAATGACTGCGCGTATTCGCTACCCGCTTTGTTCGCCGCTTCGCTGGCAGGCGTTATCAGATGCGGTGGAACATTGGCGAGCGCAGCGTTTGAACCTCGCGCCGCCTGTGCTTCGGTATTCGCTCGGGCTACGCCCTCAGCCGCCGAGACTGCCTCCTTCCCTGCCTGGATCTGCGGATTCGTGGCAACGGCAACATCCTGGTTAACCTTCTGCTGTCCTTCCGGTGACAAGCCACCGCCTTCGGGAATTACTTTCTGTTTGGCCTCGGCCGCTTCGCTCTGCTCTTTGCTGAGCTTCGCGTGGTACGAGTCCATAGCGGCGTCGAGCTTGAGGACCTGCGCAACTGCGGCTAGGTGGCCGACATCGGCCTGCTGGAAGAGCTTGGAATCGTTGGCATCTATACCAGGAAGGGGATTCCGCGCGTACTCTGATTTAAGGGTGTCGAGTGCCATCTGCTGCTTTGCTGGATCTTTTATGTCGAGGACTTTGGCAACGTCCTGACCCATCTGCTGATGCGACTCTGCGCGATTCTTTAGGTAATCACCACTGGCGGCGCCGAGGTTCTTACGAATCTCTGAGTTGTTCTTGGCAATCGTCTGAAAGGAGTTAACGACTTGCGACGCCTGTTCCGGCAACACTTTCATCGAGAGAAGATGCTGATAGGCACCAGCAGCATCGAAGCCTGAACCGTCCGGTGTATCTACGCCCGCGAATTTATTGAGTTCCCCATTGGCGACAGCGTCCATCATGGCTTTCTGGCTGGCGAGCGCCGTCTGCTGTTGCTGCGTGGCAAGAGCCGCCTGCTTTGCCTTTTCCTGTTGCTCCTGAATCTGTAGGGGCAAAAGCTGGTTCATCTCACGCAATGAGCCCATTTTCTGAGCCATGCCTAAGAGGTCGGGCGGCGGTTGCTGCGGGATGGTGTAGTTAGGGAGTGGTGCGGAGGGTATCGGCATTATTGAACCATGTTCATGTCAGAGAGTGCGCCGCTTGGATTCTGCATCCACGGATCCATCCCGCTCGGTTGCATCCACGGTGCCGCGCCCCAAGGAGCTGACCCACCGCCGCCCCAAGGTGCGCTACTCGGAGCGGTCGTGTTCCAATTCGCGGGATTCAGTTGATTGAGCATTCCATACTGCATGGCCGTGTTTCCGAGATTGCTGAACATCCCCGAGAGGGCCGAACCTGTACCAATCGTGCCTGCCGCGTGTGCCGCGCCTTGCTGGTTGTACAAACTGGCAATGTCGGCTCCGGTTCCTGTTGTGATGTTCCCGAAGTTCTGGGCCCCCATCTGATTGAGGTTCCCCATCTGGCCGGTTGCATTGAGCCCCTGATTCGACATCCCGAATAGGCGGTTGTACGTGTTGTTCTGATTGTTCTGGAAGGTGTTGTAAGCCGAGTTGTACTGCTGAAGGGCGTTATTGAAGGTGTTCTGGTAATTTGTACTGGCAAGTCCTTGCCCAAAACTATTCATGTCGGCCAAGGTCTGCCCAGAGAGTAATCCGCCGCGTGCCGCGGCTGAGTTCTGGATTGCGTTCTCGCCTTGCTGGAGTTGGAACTGATAGCCGGGGGTTTGCGCCGCTTGTGCCGCAGTCGGTGCCGTGAAGGTGTTGGTCCACGGCGTCAGTAATCCCTGCCCGGGAGTGCCCAGCATCTCATTGAGGTTGCCCGTCGCATTCGCGCCAGCAGAAAGGTAAGGCGCGTAGTTGGACTGGTTCTGCCCGAGGATGTTCTGCTGGAAGCCGAGCGCCTGCCCTTCGGACTGCTGGAGTTGCTGTTGCGCTTGCTGCTCGGCCTGGATTTGTTGCTGCGCGGCATGGGAGGCAGAGCTCGCGCCGAATAAGCCTCCAAATAGGCTTCCGATACCGCTGATGATTGGTCCAGCTAAGAAGGCTGCCATAGTTTTACGCTATCTCGTAGAAGCCAGAGAGCACGAGCGTTTCACCGGACGCGCCGGGGTACGAATTATCGTAGTTCACGACGGCTAGCACGGCAGAGTTCACGCCGACAATTCCCTGTAGCATCTTCCCTGAGACTGCCGTAGCCCGGCCGGGGATGACATGATTGACGCCCGCGACATTCACCGATGCGAATGGCAGAGTCACATTGACCTGGGTTGCCGCCGTCCCATTGGTCGTAATCGTGACCGTGATCTGAATGAAAACCAGCTTTCCGATGATGCGATAGCGGCCAGTCGCAGAAACGGTAGTGAATGCGCCCGAGCCAGCCGTTATAACCGGCGCGTAAGTTACGAAAGGATTGAGATAGGTCGGGAGAAGGGAAAGCCAGCGCTGCCAGTAGCGGGAGAACTGCTTTCCGTCGAGAACCTCGTTCATAAATTGCGGAGCTTCTAGGACGCTCATTTTCTATTGCATCTTGGCGTAGATCTTGGAGAGTCTTTCCTGTGCTTCCTGCGTAGGGTTGAGCAAACCGTCAGCAATGCGCCAGGGAATCGGGTCGGAGACCGTGACCTTCGGAGTCCATGCGCGCCACTTCCCGAGACGCCTATCGGTTGCACGCACAAGGTAGTTCCCTGCCTGTCCGCACGGGATCATGCGCTCATTTCCAAATGTCTTTCCGAAGTCACGCGAGTAGGAGAACATTGCGTAAGGATCGCGGGAATTACCGTTGGCATCGGTCAGGGGCGGTTCAGGTCCCAAGCCCACTTCAAAGTCCACCTGAAACTCATTCACGAACATCCACTTTGTTTCGGTTGAAACCGTTGGCCCAACCCGAGTTCGTATGATTGGCGTGCCGTTGTCAGTGTAGGTTGAGCCGCTCATGGTGTAGACGTTGCCCGATGTGCGGTCGCCGACAAGGTGCGTTCCGAAGTTGTAGGTATGGCAGCGAGCCAGATGTGCAGCAGGCTTGCCGCCGACTAGTGAGCTACGCTGGTGCCAGATGCCCAGATCGGTGTCGAGTACCCAAGTCTTGTTCGCCGAAGGGAACCACAGGCAATAAAAGTTGTGGCCGTTCTCGCGTGTGGCAAATCCTACCGCATCGGAGATGGTTTTCTGATTCGCCAGCCAGTATTCGAGCGCATGATCGGAGACTCGCTGCGGGATGAACCCATTGGCACGCGCCACAAATGCTTCCCCGCGCTCATCACCGGCCAGCCAGATAATCGTCGTTCCCGCTCCGTAAGCGACCCTGGCTGGCGAGAACTGCGCGACGAGGCCAACCTCCATGAAGGACGATGTAATTACCCCGAAAGGAAAGATTGACCCGCCGTCTAGGGTGTCATAGGCCACAGCGCGCTTTGCGCCGAACACCCACAACATGCGGTTATTTTCGATGATGGAGAGCAGCACATCGGAGTAGACCGACACCTGAGAAATGGATAGTCCCGGCCAGTTGGTGCAATCCTCTACCGCCGACACCTGGAAATCGTTAATGGATTGCAGCGCGACAAAGAAGCCGTCAACGTAGTCGATCATTACCACGTTGGTCGGCGCCGAAGTGATGGCTACGAACGCATTGGTCGCCAGGTTGAAAGCGGTAAGAGTTCCCCCCGATGCGATCAGGAGTTGCCCCGGATACTGGCCCGACGCGGTTCCCCCGGCAACCATCGTCACCGCCAAGCCATCGTCCACGATATTGTTATTGGCCGCGCCGCCCGTGATGCCGTGATTCCCGCCATAGTCGGTGAAGGTAGCTCCACTTAGGATCTCGAACAGGTGTGTGCCGTAAACCTTGAACGTGCGCCCGTTGATTGTGTAGCTGCCGCGCACGGCCTTGGTGGTGCCAGTATCGTTCGCATCTGTCGGCAGAGTGCAGAACAGACCGAGGCCGTAGGTGGGATATAAGGCCCATGACACGCGAGAGTTGGGATTCTCAGATTGCTCCGGATACCAGTTTATTGAAGTTTGGGCATCTACTAGGGCGCTTTGACTCTGATAATTGCCTCCACAGAAGCCAAACCTCATGCTAGAATTGCCCCATGATTGAGAAGGGTGACACTTTCGAGTTTTCTGGTACTTTCGCGGTCAATCCTGAGATGCGAGAAACGACAAGGATCGTAAATGTAGGCGATGTCTGCACTTTAGGCACCGATCCGCGTCGGTGGAAGTGCATTGAGGTTGTAGAGGACGAAAACGCCGACACCCTCAGTTACCGTTTTGAACTCATTGGCTAGTATCTGTGGCTCCTGTTGGGTGTGCCACTGTAAATATTTCCCCGCAGATGGTCTCCCAGGATCCCCTCATCGCAACTGACTTCCTTCATCGGCAGGTTGAAAGACCGGATGCGTGCCAAAGATTCATTGGCAATCTTCATCACCAAGGGCATCTTCTGCGGGTCCCCGGGGAACTCCGCAGCAAGTCTCACAGCCAGGTTGTAGCGAATGGCTTCCTGATAGGCTGGTGGAAAACTATACTGTGTGATGAGGTCGGCGAAGTTTTGAATGGGTTGCCACGCATAGAGCACAATCGGATTGGCTTGCGTGGGCGGAGGCCAGAACCACAGCGTCATAATAGGGAATGCCAGATCGTTGAAGCAGACTTGGGGCAAAAGAGATACCGTGGTCTTGTTGACCACTCCCTGCCAGGCCACATCGTCCAACATCTCCAAGGGGAACTCGGAGGGCGTGGCTTGGGCTGCGGAATACATCACCGACACGCGCTCCAGCCGAGCGGGGCGTGGGTAGTTGAAGTCTGGGGCGTTGGCTCCGAGTTGATACGACTGCTTGTTGGCTACCAGGGTGAATGGAACGTTATTCGAGTCGTTTGTGATGCGCGCGACGAAAGGAACCATCAGCCTTTCAATCTGCCATGCATCAATCATCTCGGTCAGGATCATGCCTGCGTCGTTCAATTCGCTGGCTGTGGGCACTTCGCCAGAAGCAAGAGACCCGACTAGACGTAAGGAAGAAGAGATAATACTCGTACCAGTCTGGGGATTAGCAGTTATGGTCATAGGTTAGGGGTGTTTCGCGTAACAACGGCTTAGCATCAATACTGGGTGCCTCGATAGGGGAATGGCTTAAGCCGTCGCTGCGGTGCTCTCTGCGGCTCGTTTCCGGCCCTTCGGCGCTTTGGCTACCGTAACCTGTTCGAGCTTGCTTCTGGTCTCCAGCGGATGCTCTTCGAGCCACAACTGCTCTTCCACTTCGTCGTGGACGATGCTGGCCGCGATCTGATCCCGCCATGCCTGCCGCTTCTGGCGGTAGTCGTCGACGCCGGCGCACTGATCCGCGCGAGGGGCCGGTGTATGGTCCATCGTCTTGGGATAAGCGCCCGGAGTCAGGATTGGGTCATGGGCATGACGTTGGAGCCAGTCAGCCTCTTCGCTCTTGCTTTTGACCGTGCTCTCAATCTGCCGCTGATCCCATTGCTTGCGGGCGTGCTCCAGCAGGATTTCCGCGTCGAACTTGCCCGCGAAGTCCCGGAGTTGTGGATAAGGAGTCTTATCCATGACCTTCGGGTACTCCTGATAGACGTAAGCCTTTCGCACGTACCGGCCATGAGTGCCCGTGTCGCCCAGGTATTCATGCGGGCCACGGCGAATCTTCTCTTGCTCGGTCGGATCGGGGAGGTTATAGGAAATCATTTACTCCTCCTCTTCGCTGTTGACGATTACCGGCTCACCGCTGACCGGATCGTGGGCGATGGCCTTCGGGTATTCGCTTGGCTCGAAATCGGGGTCGGGCTTGTAGCCTGCCGCCTCATGCGCTTCGACGCTGGCATTGGCTACGGGCACAAAGGTATGCGGTGCGCGCACTACCTTTTCGTGTGCATCGAAAGGCGTCGGTTGAATCTTGTCGCTTCCATCGAGTTTCATTTGGAGTCTCCTTTTATAGTTGGGCGCTGATACGCTCAACGCCCGAAGCGGTTAGAGGTTATTGCCTGCCCGTGGTTTCCACGGTGTAGCGGGACAGGTCGAGAAACTCATACGTTCCCGCTGCTGGCGTACACGCGGCGGCGGTCAATACGGTGAAGTACAAAGACACCGTATTGGTTGCCGTGATACGTGCGGCCGTCAATGGGCACAAACTGGTCGGTGCCGGTTGCACTACGATCTGAATCGGCTCACCAATGTTCGTGCCATTGAGCGTGAAGGTTTGAGCCACGGTCTGAATGGCTGCCGATGTCGCCGCTGGCGTGATGGAGCCAGTAGACAGCACTGGCAACCAGTTGCCGTTGGTGGCATCGCAAATCCATTGCCGTCCCGTATGGACGTTAACAACCGGGGTTGCGAGCGTGCCGGTAAGGTTGCATTGTCCTTCCGGATCTTGCGATGCGAAGAATTGAGGAGGGCCAGCAATCACAACCGCACCGTTTTGGTGAGGAGTGATGTTTGACCCTTCCCATCCGCGAATCACCGTGACGCTTTTTTGGGTTGCATTGACGGTCTGCACGGCCATCTGTTCGCCGTCAATGTTCAAAAGCGTGTTGTACTGTGGACCACCGCCTACCGTCCCACCAACGGCTACCCCTGTTCCGAAAGCGTTGATGCCGCTCACGGAAGTAACGAAGATGGTGGTTTGGTAAGGTTGCTGCCCGAAACCGGAAACCGCGCTTGGCGCAGTGACGGCAGTGGTCAGCGTGGTATAGGTCATGGCGGTCTGGGCCTGCGAGATTCCGCAGATGCCCAAGACCAGCGCGAGAGTGAGAACCGCTTTCTTTAGTGTGTTCATGGTCGGTTAGCTCGCAATCCGTACCGCGCCTTGCGGGTACTGGGTTAGCCATCCGCCGAGTACGTCGAGACGCATCAGCAAACGGTCGGTGTTGATGTCGGGCTGAGCCCACATGCGGATCGCCAGGCCCAACTCCTTGTCCGCAGCCATTTCCATGATGTGCTGACCTTCGTAGGTTTCAAGGTCGGCGCATCCGAAAGTGAATGCGGATGGATGGAAAGCTACGCCGCGATAGGACTGCACTGCGCTGGCTCCCTGAACTGTGATCGCCGCACTGTTGGCCGGCGAAACATCTACAGTCTGATAGGGTCCACCAAGCGTGATGCCGTCACCGTCGACGCAACCGATCGGGATGGTCGCATTGCCGCCGCCGTCAGACGTTACGTTGGCGAGGACCACGAAGGGTCGCAAGTCGCCCGTAGATTGACGTGTGAGCGGATTGACGCGGTGAACGCCAGCGAAGAAAATGATGTCGCCAGCATTGAGAACTGCGGTTGAGGCAGTCCAGCCGTTCGTGACGATGCTCGAACCGGACTGGTTTGCACCATTGACTACCGGGGTTCCGCCTTGCGTGCCGGTCTTGAAGGTGGGCACGTTTTGCGACATGAACCACTCGAAGCCCAGCCCTTCGGCTACCAGGCCCTTGAAGTAGTCCTCTTCGCCGCCCTTGCCGCCCTTCAAGTTGCGAAGGAAGCCAAGAGACGCCGTGCCGCCAGCATTTGTGATAAGCCCTTGGAGTGCCGGGAAGATCGCCCGTTGCATACGCGGAGAGATGTGCAAAGACAAATTTTCTTCGTCGTCAATCGGGAAACCTTCGTCTGCGAGGATTTGCAAAGCGTTCAGATACGTGTCTGCGGCGGTGGGCACCGTTCCAGGCGTCCCAACTTCAGCAGGCACATCGACAAAGCGCTGCAAACCATCGAAGTCCACATCATTGGCGATCTGGACGATGAGCGGCTTGGTGACTCGGTTCGTGAAGTCATCCAGGCTCAAGGCCATATCGGAAGAGGTAAATCCGCGCGCTTGCTGATACTGCTTGTTCAGAACCAGCGGAACAGAGCGTTCAATGTAGTCCTGCAACTGAATGCCCTGCCCTGCCGTGGATACCGCACGCGCGGGCTTGCGGATGTTGATGATGTAGCCGATTTTCGCGCCGGCGCGACCGAACTTATCGTCGTACTGGCGGTCAACCTTTTTGGTGAAGGAGATCGAGTTTTCAAGAACCAATAGGTTCTTCCAACTGATCTCCTGTCGGGTAAGTAATACGTTTGCCACTTAGAGCTCCTTTTGGCTCTATCGCTCTGCGGCGGCTGCTAACCTTAAATCTTTGGCTTTGCCCGGGTAGTTGGGCTTCGCGGCAATTTCCGCAAAGCTAAGAGCGGCTGAAGATCCCGCAGTACTGACCGTCCGCACCGGAGCGGGTACTTTGGGTTTAGGTTTTGTGGTTTCTTCGCTGCGAGCCTCGCCAGGTGCAGGCGCGCCAGTCTTCAGCCTCGCGGAGAGGCGACCGACTTCCATCACAGCGGAGAGTGGAGATAACTCACCGAGTTTTCGTGCATAGGCAGGGTGTCGCCCAAGGTAATAAACCACTTCGGCGCCATTCTCCTGCTCTAAGATCGCTAGTTGAACTTCGCGGCCAATGTGGATGTCTTGATTAACCACATCGTCCCAATCCTCATAATTGTCCTTGGCCTCTTCTACTTGGGCCTTGTAACTGAGGAGGTTTTCGTTAAAGCGTGCCTGGTCGGCGGCCTGCGCATCCTTGATGGCTTTGTCCTTGATCCCTTTGTCCAGGCCCCATGCGATCAGCGCATCTTCATACTTCTGTTGGCCTTCGTCGCCCTGCTCGAACTCGGCTCGCTTGGGGCGTTGAGCTTCCTTGGGCGCTTCTTCCGTTTTGGGGGCTGCGGCCTTGCCGGATTCTTCCAGCTTCTTGCGTAGTTCCTCGTTTTCGCGCTTCAACTCCGCCGTAGCTCGTTCGATGGCCCTCGTCTTGCGGCTCTTGCGCGGAGGCGCAACTTCTTCCTCTTCTTCCCCTGCGGCTGCGGCCGGCTTGGCTTCTTGCTTGTCCTGCCATCCGACATGCGCAGCCTCAAATTCCTCTTCGGTCTTGAAGTCCTCGCGCTTGGGCTCGGCGGTGACTTCGGGCTTCTCCGCTACTTCGTAGCCAGCGCGTTCCACTACGGCCTGCAGGTTCTTTTCGCGGACTTCATCGCTAACTTCGTGGCTGGCAGACTTAAGTATTATTCCGGTCGGCATTTGTGCTCCTATTGCTGAACGTAGGTGATTCGTACTGACAAAATGGGTGTCGACCCTACCGTACTAAGTACGCAGAGTCCCTGGCTTGCTCCGGTTGCAAACAACGTCCCGCCGTAACCCTCGGTCCACACTACTGGAGCGGTGAAAGTGGAGTTGCTATACGTGTTCGTTAGCGCTGTAGGAGAAGTGGCACAGGACGCGCCGGTGCCGTTCTCAAGAATGGCGGTGTTTGTTGTGGTGGTCGAAAAGCTGCTAATCACATAGCTGCAAACGTAGGTATTCGTCGTGCCGGACGGTGCGACAAGAGAAGTGGTCGTGGCTGTGGTGATGTTTGCGAACGCGGACTGTTTCTGCTGGCTCAAGTCTTGGCAAGGATCGGTCGACCCGGGCACTACCGGAGGGGCCGCAGCAACGATTAGCGAAGGGTCGATAGCCGCTTGAGTGAGTGTGATGTTGATGTTGGCCGCACCTGAACCATAGGCCGAGGCGCGCACGCGGAAGCGCATCGCCGCCCAAACGGGACATTGCCATGCGCGCACCTGATTGGTCGGAACGACTTCGCTCGCTTCCAAAATGTTGACATCGGTGCGGGCGCAGACTTCCTGAAAGTAGTTCGTGCCAGCGGTCGGGTCGGAGAAGTCAAAGCCGATGGTCACGCCGGAGTAGGTGCCTGAAATGGTGATTGTGGCCGCTGCATAGTTCTGCACAGGCACGTCGAGCGTGGAACCTGATCCGGAGGTCTGCGGCGAGCCGCTGATTCCCAGTGTGGTCACGAACACTTGGTTCGCGCATGTGGCGTTCGGCGTGCTACAGGAAGACGTAAGTTGGCCGTTGTAACTGATGTTGGGCAGGATGTTCTGAGCGAACAGGCTTCCGCCAGTCGCCAGCAGAACTAGCGAGAGAAACAGCAATTTGATTTTCATTGGACCTAGCCTGTGCTCCCTGGCACTGGTGTAGTTGGTGCTGCTGGCGTGATGGGTTGGACTTTGGGCTCTACTTTCCCGGGCAATTCTGGCGTCTGCGGTGCTGCGCCGGCCTCTTGCTCTACGCTCATGGAGTCATGCAGGGTTTCGAGCCGATGAGTAATGATGCCAAGCTCTTCCTCTAATCGCGCTTGCGCTGCGGCATCGTGACTCTTCAATAATTGCAATATGATCTGCGTGCGGTTGTTTTCAAGGGACACGCGCTCCCTACTCTCGATGTCTAACCGCTTGGTGCGGATCGTATCGGACGCACGGGCAAGTTCCGCCACAAGTTGCTGTTGCTGCGCGGTCAACTGTTGGATCATCGCGCCTTGTTGCGCTAGCTGGGCGTCCTTGTCGGCAGGGTCGGCGTCTTGGAACTGCGGTGGAACCATCTTCTTGAAAATCTTTGCCAGTTGGTCGGCACCGTTAAAATCAGCATTCTGGGCCCACAAATACAGTATCGGCATAAATGCTGGGCTTTGAGCAATCGCTGGCTGTGCGATTACTTGCGTGAGAGCCTTGAATCCTTCCTGCCGCCCTGTCTGACTCATGGGCCCAGCAGAAAGCGTAACGTCATACTCGCCCTTGCCAACATCGTAGGCTTTGCGGATGGCCTGCATATCGAGCAGGTAGGACGCATCTTCCGGCGTGCTTCCATATTGCGAATTGAAAATGGCTGCGTGCTTGATGCTGTCATCGGGGTTGATGATGCGCTGCAGCTTGGGCTCGGTAATGTATCGGGGCCAAAGGTCCAGAAGGAGTTTGCCTTGCCAGCGAATCGCCCGGTTCAGGTTGTCGGAGTAACTCAGCATCCCTTTGTCGGATTGCTGCTGCCGGGTAAGGATGGCGAAGCCCGACTCAGCCTGCAGGTTGGGCTGGTCGGCTTGCGGGCCATAAATTCCGATGACCGCTTTCATGTCGTAATCCGCCTGCTTAATGATCGCCGCCATTCCAGCGATGTCCACGTTGCGATTGGCACGGCTGGGCGGCGGGAGCGGCCGGTCCTGCTTATCGAATGGCTGGTAAGGGATGTAGGCGAAGTTCTTGCGGTTCATCAGCCGATAGAACTCTTCGAAGTTCTCCGTGGCGCCCATGGGCACAAACAGCGGGTCTTTGCCTTGGGCGTCTATCTGCTCAACTTGCCGCGTAACCATGAAGTCATAGATCCGCTGCGCATCCCGGTAATCGCGCACCATACCGGCTTTATAAGCTCTGCCATTTACGTTCAGGCGCACACCAAACAGGTCTACCAGCGGAATGTATTTGCCGAGATACTCATACTTTTCGAGGACTTCGACGGCGTTGTGCTTAACGCAATGAACCTTGCGGATAATCGTCTCGCGTTCGTCGTCAATGACGCCCTTCTCAAGTGTCGACAGGTCTTTTTTGAGCTTCACACTGCCATCGGAGAGTTGGCAGATGGTCTCTGGGATAAGCTCAACCCACCAGTATTCAGCTACACGCGCGCCGTGCTTTGTGACCCAACCGGGCACAGGTGATCCGGTATCGGTCGGAAAGCGCAACTGGACCATGAGCGTATTGCCATATTTGGCCTTGTACTCTTCTTTGCTGAGGTCCTCGACAACGTGCGCCCACAGCGGGTCCTGCCCGAGTGGATTGCGAATGGGAGACAGGTAAGCGTTGAAGGGATTCTCGAATGGCTCAATCCGAGGCTCTTGGTCGAAGGACATCTCCGAAACGTAGTCGGTCTTGACTCGCCACGGGCACCAGCCGGTGCGCATCATCCAATCGTAGGAATCGTCATAGGTCACATCCGCGAAGCTGGCGACTTCGATATGCCGCAGGACGCCTTGATGAATCTTGGCAAGCTCCAAATCCGCGCCTGACCCGACTGGATTAACCAGCATGGAGGGCCGATGCTGCCGCTCATCCCCTGTGTATTGGCGAAGGAATGAGGGCGCGCGGTTGATGGTTAGGCAGGGCTTGCCGTCTATTTCGCGGTTGGCCTTGACTGCCTCATCCCATTGGCCTGTGCCGATGGAGAATTTTAGGTCCTCAAGCCCCTGCTTGCGGGATTCCGACTCTGCTTCGGCAGTTATTTCGAAGCGCTTCAGGGACGTGGTAATGACGGTCTCGGCGTCTCCCTGCAGCTTCTTGTCGCGTTTACGGGACTTTGAGTCGAGGATTACGGCCATCTAACGGGCTAGAACGTTTTCATTCCTGGCGCATCATTCAAAGCGCAACAAGCATTCAGAAACACTCGAAATGCACCCTGCTTGCAAAATTGGTTGCGGCCCTGACTGTCTGCCTTCTTCGCTGGAGTGTGGTATTCGCAACGGCGGCATCCGAACCCTTTCTTCGGAGTCTCTCCATAATCCGCCATGTTTTTACTGATCTTTTCTGCGAATAAAAGCTCAGAATCGCCAGCGTCCAAGTCTTCCCAATGTCGGCAACTGCCATGATCCGGGCTTATTTCACCTTCAACGGCTACGCAGGACTTTGGCTCGTACTTGTTGCATTCACCACAGAGGTAGTCCCCATCATCATCAAACGCGCGCGGGTCTCCGGCCCACGGGTCGGAATACTGAAACATTTTGGCGAAGGTATCCCGCAGATGTGATTCAAGAACTTCGTCATATTCCCCGGTATCTTCAAATAGGCCATCGGCGCCACGTGGAGGCTTGACGATCTTTCTGGTGGTGGTCTTAGCTGGCTTGCTGCCTTGTACTATCACGAATTTCGCGTAAGTCTCACGGTCACGCCGTCTCACTGAATGCGGCGCGCAAGACCCGATAGGCGCATCAGACGCGCATAAGAGAGCGGCGCGAACTGCAAGTGCGGCTTGAGCAAGTCGTACATATTGCGCCGGTCATGCACATCGAATCTTAGGAGTACGGTCTTAAGGTGGAAGTCGTTGCGAATCTTGCGGGCTGAGGCCGTGAGCCTATTGAGCCTTGCGCGCTTGTCCTCTGCCTCGAAGTATTCCGCAGTCGCGTCGCTCATCTGTGCTACAGTGCCCCTAGTTCCTTAGTCGCAGGCGAACCGACCATGTTTTGGCGGAAGCGCCGTGGCGGCCAGTGCGATACAAAGGACAGGTCCTCCGAATAGACGGTCCAGCGACCAATGATTGCTGACACTCCCGCGCGTGAGTGAGGGACCGAGACGCGCTTCATATCACCAACCTGATGTCGCCTTCCTGACAAAGCGCGATGTCCTCGACTTCGAGGTCGACCCAATTACCGATGAGCACCACTTGACCGGCTTGGACGCTGACAGGTCGGCGATAGCCTGGAAACCATGTCCATTCGCGGTAGTTGATTCCGTAGATTTTTACCTTCCACCACTCTCCAGGTATCCATCGCCCAGGCCCGGTCTTGAGCACGACCGCCTCGCGGCATCCGCCAATTAACGGTTGCGCGTCAGTCAGCACTATCGCGCCAGGTTGGGGCTCATTCAGGAGTTGCACCACAATGCGGTCGTGCATCGGTTGGACTTGGCGAATGAACTGATCGCGTGAAAGAGTAGTTTCCGCGAGTTCCCACTCAGGCAGTTTGGTTCCGTATCTGTAGTTGGCAGGTCGTGGAATCTTGCCCTTGGTTGTCTCGCGGATCTGTTCTTTGGTGAGGGGCATCAGGCAGTTATTCTCTGGACGGGACCGCGGAGGATGAAGCCTTCGACCTTCCCGTTGCGCACAGAGCGGTACTCTATGCCTCCGCATTCAAGCCTGGTTATGCGCTCTTGGAAGCGCGGGGATCTGCGACCATTTGAATAAGTGATGTCAATCAGCACTTGATTCGCAGTGTTTATATCGAAACACCAGACCATGAGCCGAAAACTGAAAAGACCGATGCCGAAGTAAAAGATCACGCCATCTCCGACAAGCTGCCGCTCATCTTGCGGTCATGCTTTTTCTGTGCCCGCTTCCCTTTGGCCGTTTCCTTCGAGCCGCGCATATAGCCCTTGGCGTTCATCACCTTGTACGGAACCTTGCTGTTCTCTCCGTACTCGCGCTTGAGCTTGGCTTCAAGGAATGCGGGCATGGGTTACCGACACTCCACAACAAATGAGCCGCGTGAATCATTGCCAACGTATCGTAGACGGATGGCCGTGCTAAGGTCCGAGCACTGCCATAAGCGCGTCGATTCAATCCAATCTGGCACTGCTGGCGGCTTTGGGCTGTGAACTGGTGGCGGATCAGCATATTTAACTATCAGCCATGTGCCCAGAAAGACCGAAGCAAGTCCCATCAACGGGAAGACTGCGTGCCATCTCTTATCGAGAGGCATTGTTAGGATGTGCCAGACTCGTCGCATCAATCGTGCTTTTTCTTGGTGTCGAACTTTGGGTGCACAGCCGTCCGCGAGTTGGCGTAGAAGCTATTCGGCACAGGCGCGCCAATCTTGGGTTTTGGTATCGGAGCCACGTTGGGATGGTTCCGCGTGCGTCCCTGCGTCGGTGCTTCAGCCTTACCGCGCATCTGAGGATTGCCGACATTCTCCATGCTGCGATGGTTCGCGGAGCGATGCCCTCCGGGTGCCTCTACTTTACCTTTCAATTTTGAACCGCTTCTCATGATGTTCTCCTTTGACAATATTTACGCTGAATCACTTCAAGCCCATCAGGAACTGGCACAGGAACACCATTGCCATCTTCCAAGGAACCGACATAGCATTCCGATTCAAACACACCGTCTTCGCTCATGATATGGACGCACCCTGGGCTTGGTTGGTAGAGCGTGCTCAGCCAATCTTTATCCGTCGCGTAAATGATTTTCATTCAAATGGCTCCGGCTCAGACTCTTTCTGTTCCTCGACCTTTTCATGAGGCAAGCCGGCATGTTTGGCGATGTGTGCCAGCGCTTCATGGCCTTCGTCCTCGGTAAATTCGTGAGACTTGGGCTCGTGCTGGTAGCTCGTGTAGTGGTGCGTGATGATGTGCCCGCCGCCAAGCCGAGGCGCGATCTCCATCTTCGCAAGCGTCTTGGCAGGCTTCTTGGGCCTGCTGGATTCTGCCGTCGACATGCCGCCGTACTGTTCGGCCATTGGTTACTCCTGTGCCCTGAAACGAACAGGGCGACGAATAGCGATGAAAACAGGCCATGGTGCGAACTGCTTCTTCCATACATTCATTGGCGAGATTGGACTAAACGCCATCGAAAAGTTGCGGCTGTATAAACTCGCTATGCGGTAACTCGCAGCGATCTGCGTAAACCGGCCAATCTGTTCGAGAGAAACCATAATTTGCACCTCATTTCGTGAACTTCCGCGCACTCTTCAGACGCGGCGCTCCGGTATTAAACCCAACCTTGAACAATCCGCGCCGGGTCCATGAGGATTGCTCTTCTGACTCGCGCTGCTGCTTCCTTCGGCCCAGTTCGCCTGAAGAAGGCCCCGTTACAGCTACGTCCACCTCTTCCGGTTCCGCAGTTTGCCTTTCGAGAGCTTGGAACGTTCTGCGTGCGCGCCCGGGCCGCTTACTGCCCACGCCCATGCCGAAAAATGAATTGCCGCCGAATATCTTCATTGCGCCTTACACCTCTTGCGCAACCAATTATGCAGTGGTATCCACAGCCACAATCTGCTTGAGCCGATGATCACGCCGACGATTACTGCTGTTTGGGTTGTCATTCCATCCACGCCCCTGAGCTGCCGCGCCCGTAAGTGGCATAGCCGCGCGGTATCGTCTCTTTCTCCTTGGCTGGCTCTTCGCCCTTGATCGATACGGCCAGCGTCCTGAATGCGTCGGCATCATGCGAGGACCAATCATGGAGAGGCTTGCGGCTGTAGGTGCGCAACTCCTGGTCGTACTCGTACTGATAGCAGCGTAATCCGCGCAGACCCACTTGCTGCTTGGTGTTCGGCAGGATGAAGTTGCACTTCTCACCATCAAAGAAGCATTTCGGGAAGATGGCCCTAACTGCCGCGATACCGTCCTCGACCCTGATCTGTTTCGCGCAACGTACGCGGTCGCGCCCAAAGATCGCTTTCATTTGTTCGAGCACGGTGCGTTCGCTGCCAAACTCACTCCGCGCCGCATCCCAAGGCAGCCAGTGAGTGCCGTAGTGGTATTCCTTCTCCTTGAGCTGCTTCACATAAAACGGTAAGGACTCCATCTCGCCGGCGATGTAGTCGATGATGCGATACTCGAATGGGAACGACTGCGCGAGCCAGATGCGCGTGTGCGCTGGGCCTATGTCCCAAAACGTATCTACTGCATGGGTGGGGTCGTAAGGCACGCGGCCGGTTAAACGCCCTTGCGTCTCGGCTGCCTGGATTTCACGCTTGTATATGGCGCCTTCGACCGTGCTGCGCGTGGTGCCTTCATAGACATGCTGGGCTTCGTCTGGATCGCGCCGCATGAGGTCTTCCCGGTCTTTGCGAAGGACTTCAGGAAAGAACGGATTGTCATGCCAATTTATGAATGCGCATTGCGTGCCTTCCGGTCGATTGGCTTCGATCGCAAATAATTTGTAAACTTCGTCCTCTTCAAACTCTGGGTTGAAGTCGAACCATAATTCGCTGCCATACTTCTTGTTGAGGATGTCCCGGCGCAGTGTCGGGAACACAATACCCAAAGACCGCTTTGACATGGCCTCTGCTTGCGATCCCCATGCGATGTGCACATTCTCGTAGGATTTCAGGTTGTCCGCCGACTGACGCACGCCAGCGAAGAAGAACTCTGTGCCATTCTTGCCAACGATGTGATTTTCCCAGGTACGATAAAAGTTATTGAGCCTAAGCAGGCGGATTTGATCGCAAAGCAGTTGATGCACGGATTCCTTGATCGCGTTCATGGTCTCGCGGTAGCACAGTATGCGTATGCCGCTGTCCTTCTCTTCCAGACCTTTACTGGCACACCACTCATACCAACCAGGCCAAAGCAAATCAGGCTGCTTACCGATGAGCAATAAGGCCCGCGCCATACTCCATGACTTTGAACTCCCGCGACCTCCATAGGCCACCTTGTAACGTGATGGGGTAAACAGGAACTCAAGCTTCGGCGGAAACCATACATCCTCATTTACGGCACTAACTGTCGCGGTTGCCATCGCCAAACCTAATCGTGTGGACTACGTGCTGGAGGGGTCCACCGTCAGCCCCAGTCACTTCCTGCTTCTCTTTTTGCCCGCAAAACTGTTTGCCACACCAAATCAGCATTGTGTTATCGCCGCTCAGCGCCTTCTCAACCTGCTTACGCTTCAGTGATGCGCTCAGCAGCTCACGTCCTGTTTTTAAGGCTTCGGAAAAACGCTTGTCGAGGAGAGAGGAACTGCAATCACAAAAGGCTGCAATCTCATTCTGTGTCATGCCCTTAGAGGCTAGTTCGATAACCCGCTTAGCGTCTATGTTTTTCCTTGGGCGCCCCGTTTTCATATAGCGTCTGCGGCCAGATGGACGAGTTGGCGTGAGGTGATGCGAAAACGAAATGGCTTATCACGGGGGACCGTTAGCAATTCATTCAATACTGATTCTTCCCATTCATCAGCAGCCTTCTGCCCTAAGTCCGTAGCGATGATACTTTTCGCTGGCTCAATAAAGTGCTCAATGCACTCCTCGAATGTTGCAAATGTTGGTGACCACACTGTGAGATTCATATCGCCCTCACCGCATCCCGAATGTGCTTGCCGAGTGTGATTACCCTATCATCAAACACTTCTCTTACCCGGAAGGGGCAGCGCATGGCTAAAGGTGATAGTATTCTCTTGGGGCCTGCTGGACTAACGACGTGAGCACGCTGCAGCGTTGAATCGTCAAAGGCAACGGCAGACCCCCACTCACAGCCTCTTACCGGCCTTTCGTATCAGGTGGCAGATGCCTACGAAGATCACAAGTCACGGATTCGCGCTTGGGGGCGTTGTTGGCATCGGCGCTGTAGCTGGCTGCTTCTTCTTATGGAACAGGTGAATGATCGCGCCTATCCCCTTCTGAATCTCAGGTTCGAGATCCTTGAATGCTTCGACCGCAGCAATGATCTCGGAGGGGGTCATGGCTATTTTTTTGTTGCGCCTTTGGCCGCAGCCTTGGCCTGCTTGGCGGCTAGCTTCTGCGCGGTCACGACAGCCGTGGGATGCGCGATATTGTGGAAGAAGTCCACGCCGGCATCGGCCACAGCGTCTACCTTGGCGAATCCCTGGGCGATCTTGCCAGTGACGTATTCTGCGGTGTCGGTGCCCACCGTTACCGCGTGCATGATGGTGTCGGGTGCCAGGGCCAGTACGCTCACGAACGAGCGCGCCTGGGCTTGCGGAGTGAAGAGAGGAAGAAAGCTCACAGCTACGAAAATAGCGAACAGTTTCTTTTTCACGTGATGCTCCTTAATTTGATTTAGCCGGGTTGTGGTACACAACAAACACCGTGGACACTGCGCCTACGAGGGCTGAGAGAATAGGGTACTGATGCAGGACCGCTTGGCCTGCTGGCGTGGCAAGGAAGCCCCATGCCGCTGCGCCAATGACTGCGAAAACGTGAGTGATAGCTTTCATGTGCGCTCCTTATTCGTCGTAATGCAGCATCTTGAATCCGTCCTTCAAGCGCTGCATGTAAGTGTGTTCGGGTCTATGGGAGTGACCTTCAAAGTTTTCAGAGGCTCGAATAGCCCTTTCTTCCCGCTCGTCTGAGACGTAACGCTCAATTGGATTTCGTTTCTTCGCCGGCTTCTTCATCGCGCCTCTGGCTGCATCCTGATTTGCTGCACCATTGCGTAAGCCCAGCCTGAGCGGTTGCGGTCCTGTGAATAGAGCCTCTTGAGATACTCGCCATACCTTGCGGAGAATCCACGGAATACACCGGAGCGTACCTTATGGTCATACCCATGCGGATTGGCACGCGGCAGTATCCCGATCACTCCGTTTTCATGGGGCACAGCCTGTTCGATGGTGAGTAGTTTGTTAGCTTCTTTGGTGGGCACGTGCAGCGTGGAACCGTCTGGAAGGCGCGCTATTACGAAGTCGCGTTTAGACAAGTGTGCGAGAGAATGAGCCGCTAAGGATGCGCTAAGCGGATCGCGCTAACCCCGATTCAGGAAAGGGGCGGGGAGAGTGCCGCCCCAGGGCTCAATGACATCAGGGTTGAGTTAGCTATACGGTGAACGCCGTAGAGAGTCAATATGCCGGTGAGGTATTCTCTGTACTTTCGTCAAGCCTTTGATGTTTTACGCGCTCTACTACTTCCCCAGTCCAAAAATCTAGCTTGCATGGATTGCAGCGGTATCGACGCCAACGCTTCTTGTCCGGCTCCCTGGAGTCTTTGCAATCGGCCTTCTTGCCGCACTCGGGGCAGCGCACGCTAGGCTTTCTCCATCTCCGCTTTCTGCTTCTGGAGTTCGGCCTCCAAGTTGGCGATGTACTCCTCGTCCGAGGCTACGCCATAGCCACGCTCCAGCCACTCCTTACGTTGGCGCGCGTGCTTCGCTTCCCTGACTCTCGCCTCCAGTATCTGCGCATCGGCTTCTTTCACAACTTCTCGCCGGATCGCCGCATCGTGCTCAACTAAAAACCTTTGTAGATGATCTGTTGCCATCGCAATATTGAAGCCCCATCCGTCGTCAAATTGATCGATACAGTGACGCAGTTCAGAGATGTCTAGCGCAGGAGTCACCTTGGCTTCGGTCTGTTGCTTACCTAGCACCGCTTCCGCAGAACCGTAAATCCCCTTACTGGGTGCGGGAGATTTTGTGGGGCCTCCGACCTGCTGCTCCGCTTGGTCGGCCCACTTGCGGAATATCGCAGCATTCTTATGTGGTGGAGCGCCGTCTATTGCGTCCGCGCATCTCCGGTACGCCTTCGCTTCCGCGCTGGCGATCTGCGCCTTGAGTTCGGCCACTCTTGGAGAAGCGTCTACCACTTCGTCAAAGTTTTCGATTCCGTCCGCCAATACCTCGCCTTGATAACCGAGTGCCTTGATCCAATCGTTGTCGCGTACAGCCACCAGCGCCGCATCATGCTCCGCGATTGCGTTTGGGTTCGGAACGAGTGCGAGGATGTGCTGCTGCCACCATCCCGCTTCTGTGCCTGTGCCGTCGTCAAGGTCGGGATCGTAGTATCTGCCGCAAGAGCACCGCAGAAATGGGCCGGTAGTTTTAGGCACATGCTCCGCCACCTGCCCCGCGAACAGTGCGAGTGCGGCGGCGAGGTTCTGTTTATCCCGCGCTTCCATCGCGGCTTGAACTTCCGATGGGCCGAGGGAGCGAATAGCTTGCGCAACGGCATTACCAAGCTCGGTTTCTTTTTCTGGGTAGTCGCACAAGTTTTGAAAGTCTTTAAGCACGGCCAGCTTTGCGGCCTCGGCTGCCGCAATTTGCATCTCCGCTGCGGCCTTGTGGCGCTCCTGTGTGACGAATCGCTCAATTGTATCGGCTACTTTTTGCGGATTGCGGGTTCCGTTACTAATCCCTGAATGACCGAAGCAAATTTCATTCGCAAGTTCTAATAGCCGTTCCCTTAGCTTGCTTGCTCCGTCTGTCATAGCTCTAACCTCGCATCGGCGTCTTTTTGCGCTTTGCAATCTTCCTGTGATGAACGATAAGGACACTTGCCACAGATTATGAACATCTCGTCACAGGCCGGGCATTCCTCGTAGGACAGCGAATCTATGCTTTCGCACTGTGGGCAAACGTAACCGCCGAGATAATCTCCCCGACTGTAAGCAACCAGCTTGCTTGCCCCGTCTGGGTTAGGTGAGGTCATGGGGCTATCCTTTCTCGCGCCTCGGCGTGTAAGGGAATTTGAACTGTTTTCTAGCTTGCTTGGTAAGATTCCGAGCGCGTCTTACACACCATTCCAACTCCCCGTTTCGCGTTCTAAACTCAACATGATGAACGAGGCCGCAATCACAACAGCCATTGTATGTAGGGGCTAGATGCCATTCGCCGTCAGCAATGTTGTGGCGTTTCACCCCGCTTTGCTTTGGCATGGTTAGCCTTTCCGCTTTGGCTCATCGCCTTGGCAGCAACCGGAAAGATCATCGCGGTGCCGATAACAGAATCCGCTACGATGGCCAGTGCGGTTCTGGCAAGGCCCTGATTTGGTAATCGCCCTACACTGGGGGACCTTCCACGCATTGAATCTCTTGGTCATTCTCCCCATCCCCCTGATTGGAGTCAGCTACCCGGCTCATCCTTATCGCATACGTCCTTGATGAATCGAATTGCCATCGCGGCAACGTGAATCGCCTCTTTACGGAGTTCAAACCTTCTGTGATCGGCCGGCTGCCACGCTCTCACTTCGTCCCAAAGCTCGTCTACTTCCTCCCAAATAACGGCCCAACCCTCATGGGCGCTGTTGAATGGCGCGTGCTTCTTGATAGCTTTCTGTAAAGCCGTGTCGATCTCTTCAGCTAGAGAATCTCCGATTGTCGGTAAAATTGGCTCGCTCACGATTGTCCTATCCTTTCCCCGTTCCGGTTGATGGTTTGCTAAATCCCTCATGCGCTCACTCCCCACGATTGGGTTAGCTCTAAATATGAGGCATCAACGGATGTCTTTTGTTTTCGGTCTAGAAACTTAATCCACACCAAATTAGGAGAGCGTCCAAACCCTATTACAATCGCCGCCCTGCCCCTGTCTCTGGGGAATTGCTCGAGATAGGATTCATTGGGCCGCACTCGATCTCCAACCGAGAAACCATAAGAGGATCGCGGAGCCGCAGGTTTACTTGGCACCACTACATCGAAGAGGTGAACTCCTATTGTTTTGACGCTTCTTTCGCCGTCCCAGATTATGCGTACAAGTGCGGGGTCCCTGCTCAAGCGCGCTACGGTGGCTAATCGATCTGGGCGTCTAGGAAAATGGTTACGCCCTTCCTCATTTAGCTTCACTACGGCTCCCACGCCGAACTGTTGCTTATTCATGGCCTCACGTTCCTATCCTTCCCCGGCTCATGGCTTCCCTCGTGTCGCCCGTATCAGGGCCACTAGAAATAGTGCAAAGAGGCCGATCATAATGAGTGTCCCACCAGTGCTCATGGCTTCACGTTCCTATCCTTCCCCGATTTTGCTGATAGGCTCATCAATTCGGCCTGGACTTGCACTTGCATAGTATGAAAGTAAAGCCGCACTTCGGACAAAACCAACGCGCTGGTTTTTGTCTCGTGATCACTATGACCTTCATCTCCATCCTTCCTTTACCAAACCGAGTTCTCGGTGATCGGCATCAGCTAGCGCGCCCTTCCCATGCTCGTCAATCCGTGAGAATTTGGTGCTCGCACACAATGAATGGTGGGCCGACGATTCCAAGGCGCTGCATGTCGTCTCTGCTCACCGTGAATGCTCGACCGCCACATGGTTCATCAGGAACGCAGGAGGCCGCACGCGATGGCGTTGGTCGCAACTGAACCATGACGCGCTGTCCAACTAATTTTGACCACCCGCTGCTGCCTATATCTTCAGGGTGAGGATCAACCACAATCGCCGGCTGCCAGTCACACCGCTCGGATTGCTGACCTTGGCTCGCTTGTTCGGTAAAAGTGTTTTCCATTTAACATCCTTCCCTGCCCTGAGTTGCGGGCCGACACCGGCGCGTTGCTCCAGGAGTCGCTCGGCCATCAGAATTGCAATACTTTCTGCGCCAGTCTTTTGGCAGCTATCTCGCAATACTTTTCCTCGATCTCGATGCCGATGGCCTTGCGGCCGAGACCCTTAGCTGCGAGTAGCGTTGTGCCACTTCCACAGTACGGGTCGATTACTACATCCCCCGGCGCCGTCGTAAGTAGAATGCAGCGGGACGGCAGCTCGAGGGGGAATTCGCAGGGATGCTCCGGCGCGTCGTTTCCTGGGTTGATCTTCCAAACCGATGTATAGCCTTGCGGGAAATGCTGCTCCGGCCGACGAATCCAATAGATCCGTTCATCGCTGATAATCAGTCGCCTCGAGTTGTGCGTCATACCTCCGCCCCGGTCCCAGATGATCTCTGCCCATAGCGGGAAACGATTTAGCCACTCGAGGGGATGAATGACGCGCCCAGCTCGTTTAATCGCATAACGGAGCTTGTGGTTATAGAAAACGCTCGAGCGGCACGTCTCCAAAAGCCCTTTTAAGAACTCACATTGCTGATCTTGGTACTGCTCCTCTGGGATGTCATCGTCGTACCAGATTTCGTCATAATGCTTCGCAAGCCCCTTATAGATGGAGTTTGGGCCCGGAGATTCACACCACTTGCGGACGAGATTGTAAGGTGGGGACGTGACAGCTATTTCAGCGCAGGGAACCTCGAGGCACGGCATGATCTCGAAACAACTACCGTGGTAGATGGTTATGCCGTCCTCTGAGTAGTAAGGCTTCATATTTCACAGGTCCAAAAGACGCTTCACGCCGTCCTCCGCTCCACAAACATTCGGCATTGTTCGTTTTCCAGCCCATCTGCCGTCTGTGGAATGAACGTATCGAGCACGGTTTTCTTTACCGCATCAGCGTTCTTACCCACCGCGTCATAGTTCCACATGCTGTGGAGTGTCAGGATGGGGCAGTCGATAAGCTTGTCGTAATCCGGCCTATGGATGCAGCGCGAGCAGTATCTTTCTTCGTAATCAGATCCTTCGCATCCGTTTGAGAAATATCCCATTACGCCGTCCTCCGGTCGCGGGGGATCACGGCTTAACCTCTGTCGCCCGCTCAAGTGGTATGGGCGTTAGAAATTCTTCCAAGCTCTTTGCACAGTTGGCGCACAAGTCCTTTCCTTCTACCTTCTTCCAACGATTTGGGTAGCTGCTATTTACTCCACTAACCCATTGAGAACCACGGCACCGGTCGCACGAAATGTAATAGCTCACAGGTACACCACCTCAACTTCCTTCCTGAATCTGTAGATCAAAACCATTTTTATCGTCCCGCGTGGCACAGGGTCATCAACCATTTCTCTCAACTCCGCAGCGCTCGGCTTGCAGTTGTATTTGACCTGGGCTAGAACGAAGCGGTCGCGGTTTCGCCCGATCACGTCCCACAATCCGTGCGAACCAGCAGCGCGGACGCAAACGTATCCCCACTTTTCAAGGTATCTCATTGCCTGATACTCGCGGTCCCGCCCGTTGGCATAGTTGCGGTTAGACATTCAGAAACTCTCGTGCTGCGTCAAATGGCGCTGGTGCCTTACTTCCGAGATTGTTAATGGTGCGGTATTCCTCTTCCCAATCGCACACCGAGCGGAGCGCGTTAAGCAGTTTGATTCCGTGGTCGATTAGCTGAAGTTCTGGGCGCTTTTCGCACTCCAAGATGTGATCCATTGCCACCTTGCGTTTCGCGTCCCAATCAGGTGAACCGGCATCGCTGATTTTCCCGCAGTACGAACAGACTGACAGACAAGCCTTTTTCTTCCATTCCTCTGCGAGCTTCCGGCTGGCAACATCCAGTAATCCGTCTAGGGCGAACTTACGCTCCAAGTCCAGCCCACGATTGAAGGGCTCTAGGACTTGGTGGAGTAGTTCGTACATATCTTCGGAGGTCATTTCGTGAACGTCACTCCGATCTTGTCATCCCGCGTCCACTCATGCGGGCACTTGTGGCCTTGGTCCAACATACAGGTTGACCCCACTTCGCACGGAGGATCGTAAAAGTAATGCTCCTCACAGATGCCGAATTCATTAAGGATTTCTTCCCCTGTCTCTCGACAGAACGATGGGCCATTTTCCCAGCAGTGCAGACTCATGCCGTCTCCTTCATCCACCGCAGTCGTACTCGCGGGTGCTCTTTGCGGTGACACAATTCGCAATGAGTAATACAATTTTGTGGCGAGTCATCTCCGAGGCCGCTCTTACCGTGTCCCCTTCTACGAATATGGTGCATGTGCCCGGTTTCCCATGTCACGGGAACATCGCATCGCACGGGAATGTAGCCATCACCTTCGCAATCCTCGCAACCATTACCACCACATTCAGGGCAAGGCCATTGGCGAACACCCGTGCAGCGGTAACCGTCTCGCTCAAAGACCTCCCGGCGTAGTTGCTCAATGTCATCCCCGAACAAGAATTTCTTCCCGTCGAGGCGCACATACGAGCGCTGGTCGGTGAACTTCGCCGCTGCGGTTGCTGCCGGGTCCCGATGTCCGCCGCCTCTCACTTACGCCTGCCTGTACCCGGCACCGTCTGCCCGTAGCTCAAATTCACTTTTGACCGAGACCTGTTCTGTCTGCGCCTCACCCGTAAGCGCTGGTTCGCGTTTCAACTCTTCGGTTTGCGATTCCTGCTCATCAGTTGCTCCTTGGAAAGTAGGGTCAATGCGTTGGCTTGTGAGCATCTGAATCTTGACGTGCTCGGCATTGATGGGAATTGAGGTTGAGCATTTCCGAACCGCATCTGCTGCTCCGACTGTTCTGAAGTAGACCATGTACTCAACTTTCATCTGGTATTTGCGCTTCTCTGCCATTTGCGACCTCCTTTTAGGCTTCCAGCTTCCTTCGTTCCCTACTGAGCCTTCCTATATGCCAACTCCGACATTCCGCACAGAAGTACGGTCTATAGTCACTGGCCCTAACCAACTTGCGAAACACCAGGTGGCGAATATGCGCCAAAGCGACACCGTGAGTTTTGTGCCTAACTTTTCCGCAACGATTATTTCTGTTGGGCATTGGCTCACTCCATTTCTCCTTCGCTCGGGTGTGGAGTTTCCAGTCTCAAACAGGCCATTTCCAGGCCCAACTCGCCGCCGAACTTCTTGCGCAGATGTGTAATTGCGTTTATGGCCCGGTCTGCCAGCGATGCCGGCCAAGTCTGGTAACTGACCCGCTTGCCGCGCTCCTTGCGCACCGCTCGCTCGCGTGTGGGTGACCAGATCAGAATCCCTTCGCGCCACTGTTCGGCAGACACACTGCGGAGGAGCTCCAGGGCTTCTTCTTTCGAGTGGAGGGATGTCGCCAACTTATCTGGCCCTCTGATCGTCCCGCTCGACAGGCAGGCTCAGGGCATAGCGATTGTGAATACTCAGCGGCATTTTAATGTCCGAGTACACATCAGCCACCCATCGGCACCCTTCTACGGGGCACTTAGCTATAAACCTGCCGGCAAGCTCAGCATCCTCATTGGCCTGGTTGGAACTTCTATGTTTACGCGCCGGCGCCCGCTCAATGACTTGCATATCCACCGACACGTGAAACCGGCATCTCATTTTCGCCCCATCTCCCGCAACCGCCTGTCTATTGGCTGACTCACACATGACTTCTGCATTCGCATTTCACGGCCAGTCTGATGTGTGGATCTCCATAATCGGGATGCTGGATCATCTTGAATCCGGTCCCTTTACAGTCCTGGCAGTCGTTACGCGATTCCTTACGCCGGTTAAGAGATTCGATTGATGGAGCTAGCCGCTTTACACTGGCCGCATCGAGGGGGAATGGCCCCTCAACGTCAATAGCCTTACTGACTGCTAGCTCGATTTGTGGCAATGTCAAATCGCGCAACTCCTCCTCGTAAGCTAGGAGTTGGTCCACACTGGCCTCTCTAGCTTTTGCGCCGAATAGCTTCTGCAATAGTTGCATCAGACTGTGCCTTTCCTCTTGCGAGCGTAGCATTACTACCTCCGTTTTCTTTTGGCTCCCAAAAGCCTTTCCAGCCGTAAAGAATCGCATTCTCAAGTATTAGCTGAGGTGAAAAGCCTTTAGAGGCCAACTCTTCCAACTGCCCTATAAGCCTCTTGAAGGCCAACGGCGTGTTGGGCGCTTTCAACTTCGGGCGAACCTTCTTCGTGTACTCCTCCCAAGCCTCGAGAGGTAGCCAGTCTGGAAGTAAGACTTCACTGGTATTAGATTCTTTAGAACTTAAAGAATTAGGAGTTAATACAAATACGTGATCCGGCGTTACCGTAACGTTACCGGAAGCGTTACTTGGGGTGTTACACTTCCTTTCCCTGAACTTTTGCTGCCTCATACGGTTGGATAAGCGGTTTCGGTCAAGTGAGTTAACATCTTCAACCCATTCCGCCGCGAACCTGACCATCTCTGGATCGTAGATCACGCCCTGCTTATTTCTGTGAATGATTCCAGCTTCGTCTAGTTGGCAGAGGCCAAGTCTGTAGGCCGCCTCTTCAAAGCCGCAACCTCGTGCAGCCATGGAGTCGGTCAAAGCAGTCCCGGAGGTTCCGCACAAGTAGCCGTACCTTACCGATTCACTCATAAGCAAGCGCATCCTGTACCACTGACATTGCACTTCTGGACCACAGACAAAAACCCTACTTTCATTACGAGACGAAATCGCTAGAAACTCGGGCCTCGGCACCCTTGGCTACCAATCCCCTTCGACTGCCTGGTACGGCTCGCTACGAGCTTTGTTACGCGAAACAACGCTACTGTGCGCGGCGTCCTTAGCCAGCCGTCTCTTGTCACGCATCTTCTCGCGCAAATCCTGCTTCTTGCACTCAGGCGAGCAGAAGCGCTTCTTCCAGTCAGTCGAGCCGTCAGGCTTGAGTAAGAGCACGCCACACGATGCGCGGGAACAGACTCTCATTTGAAGTCCAGAACTTTCTGCGCTAACCGCTTGGCCGCGATCTCGCAATACTTTTCCTCGATCTCGATGCCGATGGCCTGTCTGCCAAGTTGTTTTGCCGCTACGATAGTGCTCCCGCTTCCCATAAACGGATCAACTATGATTCCGATGGGGCATCTCTCAATAAGCTGGATCATTACGCTGTGGGGCTTCTCAGTGGGGTGTAAGCCATTACTAGTTATGCGGTCCCATCGCAGCACTGTGCCCATGCGCTTACCGCAAAACCCATCTCCCATTACATAGATTTCTTCATGTGAAGGACCCCAGGGGAAAGAGAGGTCGCCCATTCCCGGCCATTCCCCCTTGTCCCAAATGAGCACAGCTTTAGTGGCATCGGGCCTAGGAACGGACCATCTCCCAAACACGATAGCTGGCTTAGGCAGCCATCGCTGCAACACATGGTTTCTAAGAACGGGGCTATCGTCTCCGCGAACGTAGGAGTTAGACCATCCTGAGCAATAAGACATTCCGTACGGAGGATCAGTAACAAGCACTTCAGCATCAATCTCGGGCAGCACTTCCCTGCAATCTCCGTGGTAGATGGTTATGCCGTCCTCTGAGTAGTAAGGTTTCACTCAGGCGACCTCTGATAAAGCCTCTCAAGTAGCTCAATCTCGCAATCCGCCTCCGTCTTGGTGCGCACCGTAGGTGGGGCGATGCCATTCCCGTCGCAATGCGAGCAGCGCCCGTGTTTCGTGAGGTCCACGTAGATCAGGCAATCCAGGCAAAAGGGGCGCTCGTAGTTCACAGATGGATGCCCCTTAGGAACATCAAAAACCACACCGCCAAGCCCACCATGACAACCCCGGACGCGGCCATGAGAGCCATAAACACAACGAAGGGCCAGTTCACTCTGAAGGATTCGTTCTCAGGTTCCAAGGTGCGCCTCCTCAGTAGGGTTTGTGCTCATCCGCTATCGCCAGACTCTTACGCAAGGCACTTACGAGCGTGGGGTCTAGGTCGACCAGCGTGCTTTTGTCGAGCTTGGCGATTAGCTCATTCACTTCGGCCAGGAACTTCGTGACCTCCACCTCCATTTCCGCGATCCGCGCTTCGTCGCGCTCCAGCCGGCGCACAAAGAGTTGTAACCGCTTGGGCAGCCGAGGGTCATAGCTCACGAAGTCGCACCACTGCCGCTCGGCGCAAGCCATCTCTGCCAACATTTGCCAGTGGTACTCGGCGGGGACTACGCCTCCGATGATGTACTCGATGTGCGTGGACGTGTTAGGGCACTTGAACTCGACCAAGCCATCAGCACCCACTAGGCCATCAGGCGATGCGCCGAAACGATTGATTCGGTAATGCAGTGCGAAGCCTACCGGATCGATGTCACCTATCTCGACTTCGTAAGCGTTGCGCGCGAATGGCTCGGTCTCTACGCCCCACTCCATTGCGGGGCTCACGTAATGCTCAGTGGATCGGCCAGTCAGGATTTCGCAGACAATCTCGGCCTTGTAGTCCTGGCGGCGCTGCGCCTCACCGTCTTTCCTCTTGAGCTTCGCCATCACATCGGCCATGCGCGAGCCGGTCACACATCCAATGCGCATCGCCAGCCATTCGGGGGTCTGTTGCTCGACACCTTCAACGATTGGCATGTTCGATCTCCCTCTTCCGCTTGTCCTTGGCTTGGATGTACGACGCCATGGCCGAGCGGTCGTTCAGGGCCTGGGCCTCTTCGTAGGCTCTCTTGAACACGGCCTTAAGGTCGGCGAGTGTGTCTACTTCGGTGAGTTGGCGGCAGTATTCTTCGAGCTTGGCAGGATCTACTACAGATTGCCCGCTCTGTGCATCGTCATCGTTCTTTGAGGCTAGGCCGCAAGCCGCCAAGAGGGTGTAGCGCTGTAGGTAAGTGACGGTTGACCCTATGGCCTGAATGGAGTTCTTGCTACCGGATTTGTCGGGAGCCCCAATGAGTTGTGTCTCTTCGCTGTGACCTAGTTCGTGAGTGAGCACGCAAATCACAGTGATAAATGACTCCTTGTCCTGTGTCACCTTCCAGGCGTGGGTTATGCCGACCGCGCTGAGTCCCTTGGTAACTTCGTCGCAGACGTGATCTAGCGTGGCGTGCCTGTAGTGGGTTTCGCCGAAGCTGACATCATGGTTTTTGGTGATCGTCGGCGGGTTGGCCTTGAACTTGTTCATCGCCTGCACGAATGCTTTGCGAGCCTCGTTCTTTTCCCATCGCTCTTGCAGGGCCATGAGCTTTTCTAGCTTGTCAATGTCCGCGCCTTGCGATACCGCAATGCGGAGCAAGTCAACTGGAGTTGCGACACTGATAGACGGAACGGCATCGCCGTTCAATGGCACTAACGATTCCTGGGCTGGGGCCTGTTTGGCTGTCGCCATGTGCTCTCCTTTGAGTTTAGGAATGTGGGCCTTAGCTGGAGACATCGGGCCGTCGCTCATCGGCGCTTTCTCTTCTGCATGTGCTTGGGGATGGGCTGGCCTAATTCGTGCATCTTGGCGCGCCACACATCATCGTGGCCGTGGTTGGGAGTGAGGATGTGTGCGTACTCATGCCACATCAGCCGGGATGGCTGCGTGGTTTCTCCCCAAGAGCCATCATTGTTGCGTACAGCCGCAAACAACCTCCGATGGGAACGTATGCAGACCCATCCGAAATGCTTGTCTGCCTTATCGTTGTGGGCGTGAGCCTGCCTGCGGAAACTGGAGCCGATGCCACGCTCGATGCAGCCACCAACAAAGATGCCCTTGATTTCTGGCATCTGCGGGAACGTCTCGCGGGGACCGTATTGCGCTAGCGTTTCAGGCTTGGGTGTGAAGTTAGGCATCGCGTGCCTCCCGTTCCATATCGCTCTCGACTTCAAAATCGTGCGGGTCCGGGCCGTCTGCTTCCTGTTCCTCGTTGAACTCAAAATGGGTTGGGGCTGTCGGCATCTCAGCCGAAGGCGGCGTTTTTGTCCCTGTACTCGGGCAGGCAGCATAAGAACCCGCTACATCCGCTCTGCGCGGCTCAGCCCCACAGAAAATGTCTAATCCCAAATCCGCTGCAGTAAGATTGCGCATCATTCACTCCTTTTTACTTGCAGAACAGGGAAAGCCAGAGAAGCGCTGCCAGCCACATGCCGAAGGCTCCGGCTGCGCCCCCGGCAAGGATCAGGGCGCGCTCCAAGGGATTCAGGTTGCGCACCAGGTACCACAGCGCGGAGCGATAGAGGCGCTTCATGCCGCGATCATCCGCTTGACGAGTTCTAGGGCCGATTGCTGTAGCTCAGTTACGGTAGTGGCGAGTTGCTTCTCTGCTGCCGACCATGCTGCCGACCTTGCTGCCGACCTTGCTGCCGACTCTGCTGCCGACCATGCTGCCGACCATGCTGCCGACCTTGCTGCCGACCTTGCTGCCGACTCTGCTGCCGACCATGCTGCCGA